AGAGCATTGAAAATAACGGCTTTTATTGGCAAGCAGGTTCTTTGGCTGATCAATCCCAAGCTGACAGAGAAGCTAGAAAGAGTCCAGTCCTACAAGGTGCGGTTAAGCTTGCGGGTGCTGTTCATTCAGTTAGTGTATTAATAGTAGTAAATAAATAAGGAGTTTAGACAATGGCTGCAATAGTAACCTCAGTAGAGAAAACAACATTAGTCTTAAATGGCACAGCTATTAATGACTATGCTAGCGGAGATATAATAACTCTAACACCTGTTAATCCTGTTTCTTCCCATGTAAATGGAAGCAACGGAAGCGTAAATATTAATGAAAGGTCTGATCGTGATGTCTATGATTTAACTATAAGAGTTTTACGCATGACAGATTCAGATTCTTTTTTAAATAATGTAATGAGAACATCGCCAATAACAGTCTTAAATGGTTCTTTAAAAGAGAATTTTACAAAAGATAACGTTGACAATATAGAGTCTTGGATCTTGGAAAATGGATCTATTATTACTCAGCCGACAATTACCATTAATAATGAAGATGGTAATGGACTTGTCGAGTATGTTGTTAGGTTCAGAAAAGCAACAAGAAATATTTAATTTTAAAAAAACCTTGGAGAGGGCTAATTATGAATGATAAAGAAAAAAAAGGTGCTGAGCAACTTCAATTATTTGCTGAAATATTTAGAGATAAAGAAGCTGTTATTAATGGGCGGGTATATCGTTTAACTAAGACAACCCATTCTAAGCGTAAAAAGATTTTTTCTTTTGCTCAAATTATGTTGAGTGCGTCCTCATTTTTAGACAGCCCAAGGTTTGAAGAAATTGAAGATTTAATACAAAATCTTGTTCTTTTCGATGGCGAGCTTTTATCGAAGAAAGAGGATCATTGGGAAAAATACCCTAATGATTATATGACTTTTATAACTAATATGATTGGAGCTTTTTCTTCACCTTTTATAGTCGGGTACCTTGGCGATTAAAGATTCCATTACAGGCACAGGAACCCGATTTAATATTAAAAACAAATGTTTCTGATGAAGAAATGGAAGTTTTTTACCTTGTTAAACAGGGCTATGGAAGTTTAAAAGAGATAAGGGAGCTTGACACGGATGAGCTTCTTGATCTAATAGAATATGAGCAGATAAAAATTGCTTTAGAAAAACATTATATGAAGGGTTAGTTTATGGCAGTTGTAACAGAATTGGTGACCAAGCTTTCTTTTAAGGGGTCGATCGCTCCTCTCCAAAAGTTCAATAGCTCCATGAAAAATAGTTTGTTTGCCCTTAGTGGTATGACTGCCGCTTTTAGTGCCTCAGCTTTTGCAATGTTAAAATGGACTAACGGCGTTTTAAAGGGTGCTGATGCCCTTGTGCAATTATCTAGGTTGTCAGGCGTTGGAGTTGAAAACATTCAAGCCTTGGGGTTTGCTGCTAGTGTAAGCGGTTCATCTGTTCAGGCGATGGAAAATACAATAAGATCGTTATCAAAAAAGATTGGGGATGCCGCCCTTTATGGTAGCGAAGATTTTGCAAGGCTTGGGATCTCAGTAAGAAAGTCTACTGGTGAAGTAAAGAAAGCCAATGAGGTTTTTGTAGAGATTGCAGAAAGTTTTGAAAGAATGCAATTAAGCCCAGAACAAAAAATCAGCCTAGCATCTTCAATCGGTGTTGATGAGTCTTTGGTACAGCTTTTAAGTAAATCAGCCGATGAGATCGACAGATTAAGACTTAAAGCTCTATCTATGAATATAATCAATAAAAAAGGTGCTAATCAATATGCGGATTATAAAGATGCTGTTGCAGAGCTTAAATTTGGGATGGAGGGTTTAAAAAGGACTATCGCTATTGGGTTGTCACCTGAGCTTAAGAATTTAGCAACATCTTTTAACAGCTTCCTTGGAGAAAATAGCGATGCTATAATAAATGGGATCTCAACAATAACAGATTTGTTTGTGTCGTTCGGGAAGTCTATTGCTAGAGTTGGTGGTTTAATAGTTGATTTTTCTAGTGAATTTACAGCGTTAAGTGTCACAATTGGCATTGTTGCCGCCGCTTTTCTAGTGATAAATGCCCCGATTGTTGCGATAAGTTTAGCTATTGCCGCCATAGTTTTGGTAGTGGATGATCTTATTGTTGCTTTTAAGGGGGGGAAATCTTTTATAGCAGATTTTTTTGCTCCTCTTTTTAGTGTTCAAGCGGTTTTAGGTAAAACCGTTGCGGCTTTCAGATTTTTAGCAAGCTTAGGAAAGAAAGCTTTTACAAGCGGTGCTAGGATGGGTTACCAACCCCCTATAAATACGAATGGTAATAGGAATAATTCTCAGATAAACAATGTTGAAATATATTCCAATGATGCTAATGCGGTAGGTGCTAAGGTGGATTCTGTTATTAATGATGGATGGCAAAGACAGATTAATGATACAGGTTTACAATCGGGGGCGAGTGGTTATTAATGGCAATAATAAGAAATTATATTAATTCAATATTTGATAATGATCCCAAAGAGGCTGTTGGAATTGATGGTTTTGAGTCTTTTGTTAGGATAAAGGAAAAATATAGCTATGAGAATAACGTGCCGACAACCTACCTTGAAGATGGTAGCTATATTAATGATCATATTATAAGACAGCCGATAACAATAGCAATAGAGGGGAATGTTTCTGATATATATCTAAAGCCATCTACTCCTATTAATTTGTTCAGGCGTGCTGAGTCTGAGATAGGGACTATATCTCAATATCTTCCTAATAGAACAACAGCTCAAACTAATAAAGTATTATCAATAATTTCCGATGTTACAAATGCAGTTGATGAAATTGATGCTATTATTGATAAGGGGGCTAGCCTTTCGAAGTATATTGGACTGATTGGTAAGGGGATAAGCAATGGTCAAAAATTCATTGATAATATGCAGTCAATTTATAATACAGATAGGCTTGTTCAGATAGATATGCCATATAAAACATTTAAGAATATGCGGATTACAATGTTGGAGATCAATAAAGATAATGAGAATAATGCCATAGATTATGTGCTTGAAGCTCAGGAAGTGAAGTTTGCCGATACCATAACAGCAGAGGTTTCCCCTGTACCTGCGATGGCTTTAAAAGGTTCTACTGAAGGGATTACAGAGAAGGGATTACAGGAAGGAGTCAAGGTTTCACAGTCAACATTAAGCTTAGCCAAAGAAAAACTTAAAGGAGCTTAAAGATGTTAAAGATTCAAAATATTTCAAGCGAGGCTATACAAAGACATTCAATACTTTTTAATGAGGCTGAGGTTGTCTTTACCCTAAGATTTTATCCGAGATCGCAAATGTGGTGTTTTGATGCTGAATATGGAGATTGGAGCATTAAAGGTATTAAATTATCTGTTGGAGTATTGCATATTGCAGGACAGAACCAATTATTTGATTTTTTTGTAAGCGATTTGTCTAATAATGGAATTGATCCTTTTGCTAAAACAGATTTTAGCTCGGGGAGATGTATTTTATATTTGATAGAGCAGGAAGATATAGAAGATATTAGAGGGGTAACCTTATCGTGACGAAGAGATTTATACGTGATTATAAATTAGTTGTTAGGGCGAGCGGTGGCGATGTCACCATCGTTCCCCCTATGCGTATAAGCTTTAGTGTCATTAAGTCCATTGCGGGGGCATTAAACAGGCTTACCGTTAAGATATATAACCTAAAGGAGTCGAACAGATTAGCTTTAGTGAAAGATGCCGAGGATGTTAAATATATCCCGATAAGTCTTTACATAGGATACAAAGGTAAATATGAGCTAGCCTATAAAGGATCGGTTCATAAAGGTAATAATGCTAGATCTGGGGTTGATGTTACCACAACTTTAGAATGTCTTGATGGTGGTTTCGCTTATCTTAATTATTTTACTTCTACAACATTAAGAGAAGGGGTTTCGCCAGTAGGGAAATTGTTGCTTGATATGTACACAATTACAAAGGGTAAAATAACAACCCAACAATCTCTTACAAGACCTAGGGTTTTGGTGGGTAACACAGTTAAATTATTAAATGATGTTGTTGCGGAATATGAGGATTGGTACATTGAAGATGAACAGCTATATATTATCAAAAAAGATGAGGTTACAAGCCATTATATCCCAGTCATAAAAGCCAGTACTGGATTAATAAATACCCCTAGCCGAGAAGCCAAAAGAATATCTTTTAAAATATTGATTGATCCCACTGTAAAGGTAGGAAGGCTTGTTAAGCTTGAGAGTTCAGTTCAGCCTCATTTAAATGGAATTTATAAGATTGAAACAATCACATATAGCGGAGATAATTATGGTTCTGATTGGTCACAGACCTGCTCAGGATTTCTTAACTCAGATTACAAGGTTATATAATGGAAAAAAAACAATTAACAGATGTTATCACATTGGCTATATCTCAAGCCTTGAATAATACTCATACAATTTGCATTGCGAAGATAACCGCTGTTAATTCTAAAACAATCAATGCCAAGCCTGTTATTAATAGAGTGGTCAATGGTGTTTCAATAGAGCTTCCCGAGTTTATAGAGATCCCTCCTATATTTCTTCAAGGAGGATCTAGTTACACAGCTCACCCTGTTGCTATTGATGATTATTGCTTATTATTGATTAATGAAAGATGTTTTGATAATTGGTTTAATGGTCAGGATTTTTTAAAGCCGTTGGATATTAGAACCCACGATTATAGCGATTCTTTTGCTATCGTTGGAATAAATCCTTTATCTAGTGCGATAACTATTCCAAGTGTCGTTACCCAGATTGGGGATACATATCAGGAAGGCGATTATATCCATCTGGGAAACAGAACACAAACTGGGGATTATGATCTTACTGGAAATTATAAGCAGGTCGGAAATTTAGACATAACTGGGAATATGGAGCTTGTCGGGAATATTAATGTTACAGGGAATGTTACAGTTTCGGGAACAATAGCGGCGGGTAATTTTACAGGTATTGGAGGAGGAACTTTAACAAGTACCTCTAGTATGGAAACCACAGGGGAGATGACAGCAGATGGCGTTGCCCTTTCTTCTCATACACACCCTTATACTTGGACTGATGGATCGGGAAGTGGTGACACAAGCGTGCCAAATTAACAGGAGTAGATTATGAAAGTTAGCGGATTGGATACAAATGATGATTGGGTTTTTGGAAGAGGTCTAGCATCTTATAAAAAAGATGCTGATGCCATAGGACAAAATGTTAAAACAAGATTAAAAGCTTTTACAGATGATTGGTTTCTGGATACTGATAATGGGATAAATTGGTTTGAGCTTTTAGGTACAAGAGATAATGAAGCTAAAATCAGAAGAGCAATAGAAAAATCAGTCCTTCAAACCGAAGGAGTTATCGCAATAAAAAGTTTAGAGATAACGAATATAAATAATCGTGACTTAACCTTTCAAATAATGTACATTAATGTTTTTAATGTATTAATTGAAGAAACATTGGATTTGATGCTATGAAGCCAGAATTTACAGCGGATGGAATAGAAGTACAAACCTATGAGGAAATTTATGAAGAGCTTTCTGAGGGTTATAAAGCTATATATGGTTTAGATATAAACCTTGATGTTGATAGTCCTGATGGTCAAAGGGTTGGAATAGAAGCTCAGGCGAGGCTTGATTTTCAATCTTTTTCTTTAGCCTTATATAATCAGCTAGATCCAGATTTCTCTTTCGGTCAGTCGTTGGATAGGATGGTTAAGTTCTCAGGTATAACAAGAACACCATCAAAAAAATCAACAGTAAGCGTGACAATAGTCACAGATAGAAATATAACTTTAGAAAGTGGATACACAATTGAAGATACATTAAATCAAAATTGGGTAACTACATCAGAAAAGAGCCTTACAACTGGTTCTAATACGGTTTCAATGTCTTCAGAGCTTTCAGGTGCTTACGAAGCATTATCTGGAACAATCACTAATCCTATAACAATAATTCTTGGAGTTATTTCTACAACTAATGCTAGCGATGCCACCGTTGGAGATGATGAGGAAACAGATGAGGAGCTAAGGATTAGAAGAAATAAATCATTAGTAGTGCCTCAGACTTCAACAGTAGGGGGAATGTTCTCAGCCCTTGCAAATTTACAAGATGTTTCGGATCTTATCATATATGAAAATGACCAAGATACTATTGACAGCGTAAGAAATATTGACCCACACACAATTTGGGCGATAATCGAAGGCGGAACAGATGACGGCATTGCTCAGATCATTGCAGAAACAAAGACAGGGGGAACAGGGCTAAAAGGTAGCGAAACAGGGTCTTATATAGAAGAGTTAGAAAAGCCCGATGGTAGCTCATTTTATATTACTCATACCGCAAAATTTGATCGACCTACTTCTATCCCTCTATATATATCCGTAACAGTCACTAGGAAGGACGCTACTATAGAGACAGACTTGCAAGCTATAAAAGACAACCTCGTAGCATTGAAATATACTATCGCAGAGACAGTACAGGCATCAAGTTTATATACCACAGTCCTAGAAGCGGGAACAACCTTCGTCGTGACAGACTTGGAGATAAGTCTTGATGATATTACTTATACTGATGGACAGGAAGCTCCAGATTATGATGAGAAGTTTTTAATTGTAGAGGCTGATATAACCGTAACGGAGATTATATAATGTCCTTCGAAGACGATTATAAGAATTTAATAATTAAGCAATATTGGGAAAAGACCAACGCTTCGGCTGAGATCGGAATGCAGGCCGGAACATGGGAAAGTATTTTTAATTTTTTAAATTCGTTTTTAGTCGAGTTTGATATAGATAGTGCCTTCGGAGAGCAACTGGATATAATAGGTAGAATTGTTGGTATTAAAAGAAGGGTCCCTTATGTTAAAGAAAAAAACTATTTTGGATTTGATGACAACTCTGCGGCTAGAAGTTTCGGAGATTTATTTTCTGATACTGGTAATAGTGCGCCGCTTTTTAATGTTTTTTCAATAAAATATACTGACTTGCAATTAGACGATCCAGATTACAGATTTTTCATAAAGCTTAAAGTAGCTAAAAATATGACACTTGGAGTAATGGCTACTTCTAAATATGTATCAATTGTTAATGCGGTATTTACAGCTTTTGATGGACACGCTTATGTGGATGACAATAAAGACATGAGCTTAACACTTTACGTTGATCAGACGGTCAGTGACGAGACCTTAAGAATTATAACTGCACTTGATTTATTACCTAAGCCTCAGGGCGTTAGATATGAAATAGTTAAGATTGATTATTTTAATACTTTCGGTTTTGATGACAATGCGGGCTCAAAAGGTTTCGCTAACAAATTTGACTTAATAACAGAGGCGGGCGGAGAGTTCGCTGAAAAAGTAATATAGGTAAAAAATGGCTAAGATAACAAGATACACAGGTAATTTACAAGCTTTCGCTATTTCTGCATCTGTTAGTGAAAGAACAATTTTCGGAAGCACGACTATTTCCGACGACCTAGACGACAACATAAATACTAATTTCGGTTTAGGTTGGGAGATAATTACTGCAAACGACTTTCCACCGAAACAATATTTCAATGCAATAGCTTTTACAGTTTCGCAAGTCCTCTCATATATTCATCAAATGGGAGTGCCTGAGTGGGTCGCTTTACAAGAGTATTATATTGGATCTCTTACTACATATAGCGGTATACAATACACATCAAAGACAACAGCCAACATCGGAAATATTCCTCTTGGGGATTCTGTTAACTGGAAAGCAATTGCGTATTATGAAGAAGTTTCAGATGCAGTTAATATTAATTATGACAATGCTACATCAGGATTATCAGCAACGGACGTTAAAGGCGCACTAGATGAACTAAGCGAGTCCGAGAATATAGTTTATGACCCTACAACAACAGGCTTAGGAGCGGACGTGCAAGCGGCAATTGATGCGCTTTATATAGCATCTGTTATACCGTCAGGAGCAGTACAAAATTTCGCGATGGTTACAGCGCCGACAGGTTGGCTAAAAGCTGACGGAGTAGACGTTTCAAGAGCAACATATTCGAATCTATTCTCAGCTATCGGAACAACTTTCGGAATAGGTGACGGTTCTTTGACTTTCGGATTGCCAGATTTACGGGGCGAGTTTATTCGTGGTTACGATGATGGCAGGGGTGTTGATA